TAAGCTCAACGTATCGAATAGCTTCATCTTTAAATATGTAACGATGCTCAGGGTAATTAATATCTAATACTAATAACTCGTTTGGATACCAGTGTTCAGTAAGCCAGCATTGATTGTAGCTTCCGCTGGTGTAGTCTTCAGGGTCTAAGTCGTACATCATATTTTAAAATTGAATGGGTTAAACGTAAATAATTACTTGTTTCGATTCTCATTTGCATTTCAAGTCCGCAAGTTATTTGTCCTTGAGCAGCTTGTTCTAATATCAAACTTTCTAGTTTAAATATTTTCTCGTAGGATTCTGCTATTTCTTTTTTCATATAAATTTTTTTAAGTTTTGTTCAATAAATAATTCCATTACTTTTACTTGTTCAAAGTATCTAGCACGTTTGCCAGTTGAATTTCTAGGTAAGTTATCAATATGTGATTTAAGGCGATTATTAAACATTTGTAGTCTATTTAACTGGTCTATGTCTAGTTCGATATACATCATTGATTTACTTATAAATGGTTCAGTCGGCATATCGAATAGCTAAGAAACGTTCGTATAATTCTTTATTAAAGCTGCCATTCTTTTGCCACCAATTAACAGCATGACAATATCGGGCCATGCACCATACTTGATTAAAGTTCATGTTTTTCATCTAGGATAGTTTTTAAGGTGTCATGATAAACAGCCATATAATCAGCTTCTGAGCAATCTTGTATCGTATCGGAATAATAAGCTCTAGAAATAGGGCATAAACTAATTGAGGGGGTTGCTCCAGTTTCTAACATTATACATTTATCTTCGCTAAAGATTTTGTAATAAAAAACTAAAGACTTTCTAAATTTAGGAAGTTGGATATCTACAACCTCAATAAATTCTTTTGTTGATTTGATTTCGATTTTCATGATTTGTTTTTTTTAGGGGTTTAAAAGTCGTGAGTAGGATAAACTTCAATTATTTGTTCTCCTGTACTATCATCAATATAGTAAGTGTATTCTCCGATTGTAATATATACAACGTTTGATGCTCTAATATCTATATTCATATAGCAGTGATGTTAAAGGTTTGTATTGTTTTAACTTTATTCATCATAACTACATAAGCATAAAGCCTACAGTCTTCAATGGTTTCCCACTTTGTAAATTTTGTGAAAGCAATACATTTATCGCTATCAAGGAATTCAATTTTAAATTTTTTCATGATTTCTTTTTGTTTTAAGTTATTAATATTCTGTAAAAATAAACATTATTTTTAATATCTGCAAAATGATTAAAGGAAGTTATTAACAAATATTTGTTAATTGTGTAACTTACTTATTATCAAACAATTATTTTTTGCTCTGCGTTTATATTTTGATGTTTTCTCTATAAATTTTGTTTTACCAATCATAATATATTTTATTTGATTAGTTTTTATTTTATAGTAAATGGCTTGGTGGCTTACTGAATGTAAGGTTGCGAACTCGCTAACTGATAATAAATCTTTCATATTGCAAAAGTACAAAATAATATTGATAGTTGCAAAATAAATTTAATTATATTACATTTGTCAATCAAAACAACAATCGATAAACACTTCGCGGACTATTATTCTTACTATAAAAGAATATGTAAAAAGTATTATAATGGTAGGTACTTAGCAGAAGATATGCTCCACGAACTTTATTTTAAACTATTAGCTGAGAAACCTGAAAGTATAGATAAATATAATAAAGATGGTAAACTTTATATTCTCGGACTATATCGATTAAGAGACTTATTCAGAAACCGAACACGAACACTCCAGCACATTGATGGGAATACATCAAGCCTTCACGAAATGTCTAATTACGAAATACGGGACTTTGCTGAAGAACCAATGGAGTTATTGCCTATTGATGAAATTAATATTGAACGAATAAAAAATTGTATATTTGATGGGTTACTTAATCAAGATCATGATATAGAAGTTTTTGTAATGGCTCAAATCGAACCATTATACAGAATGGAACAAAGAACTAAAATAAATCGGAGTAGCTTAAAGAAAGCTTACGAGAATGCAAGAGTTAAACTTAAAAACCAATTAAAATGAAAACAGAAAACTTAAATCACATTAAAGAAAACGTTGAACTATTCAGAATGTGGGTAGCAAACAACGAGCATCTTCAAAACTCAATGGATGTATTACAGCCAGTTATTGAAGTTTACAACGAGGAATTTCCACAACAAGCTATCGGACTATCAAACTGCAAGGAATGTTTATTAGATATGCTTAGATGGGCAATAAGCCAAACAAAAGAAATTGAAGTTAAAAAGAAAAAAAATGAAATATAATTATATTACTTATACAACTTTAGTTCCAACATTTGACTGTTATACAAGTTCTCTTATCGGAACATTCTATATTATACTGAATTAAATGGCAAAGACTAAAGAACTAACTATAAAAAAGACATTCGGTAAACGAAAGGTAGGTAAGGCAAAGAAATCAATTTGTAAACGAGATCGTAAAACTAAACCAAACAAAGGACAAGGATGAAAATAGAATTAAAAAAGCTAAGCGATTTAAAGCCAGCTCCATATAATCCAAGACAAAGTAATGCCGAACAGGAAAAGCAATTAAAAAGCTCACTTGAAAAGTTTGGAGTTGTCGAACCTATTATCTTTAATAAACAAACAGGATTTATAGTTGGCGGACATTTTAGGATAAGAGAATTAAAAAAGTTAGGTTATAAAGAAATTGAATGTGTAATAGTTGATTTAAACGAAGCGGATGAAAAAGAATTAAACATAAGATTAAATGCTAATACAGGAAGTTGGGATTGGGATGAGTTGGCAAATAATTGGGATAGCGAATTGTTATCGGACTGGGGATTAGAAATACCTGGATTCGAACCTACAATATTAGAAGCAGAAGAAGATGACTTTACAGCACCTGATGGCGGAACTGAAACGGATATAGTATTAGGAGATTTATTTGAAATAGGCGAACATCGTTTGCTTTGTGGTGATAGTACCGATAGCGATGCAGTAGCAAAGTTAATGAATGGTGAAAAAGCTGATATGGTATTTACAGACCCACCATTCCCAAATAATAGCGAAATAATGCACGATATGATAAAAAATATAGATGGTGCATTTAATAATTCAAGATTATTTTGCGATAATTTAATGATATGGTTTTGGGATAATTTAGAGTTTCCACCATTTTTAGAACAAGTAACATCAAAACATATATGGCATAAAACAAATGGTTGGCAAGCTGGACATTTTGAAACTATGTATTGTTATCATAATGATAAAACAAGACACGAACAAAAAGTTTTTTCAGTAAATAATGTTGGGGGAGAAAATAATAGAAAAGAACAAGGAAATCATCCAACACCAAAGCCAATAACATTAGTATTTCAAATTATAAATGGAATAGCTAAAAAGTCAAATACAATTTTAGATTTATTTTTAGGTAGCGGAACAACTATGGTAGCAGCACATCAATTAAAGCGTAAATGCTATGGTATGGAATTAGACCCAAAGTATTGCCAGGTAATAGTAGACAGAATGCGTAAACTTGACCCAACAATTAAAATTAAAAGAAACGGAATTGAAATAAAGTAACGAGAATAAAACGAGATTATGGCAAATGAAGATAACTTAAAAAAGTTTAGTTCTGAATACCAACCTGAAAAAAATGGCAGACCAAAGGGAAGTAAAAACCGAGCTACAATAGTTAAAAAATGGTTAGAGGTAAATCAAAACTTAAAGAATCCTTTAACAGGACAAGATGAATTTTTAACACAAGAAGATTTAATTACTTTGGCAATTATCAAAAGGGCAAGGGATGGTAATGTAAACGCTTACAATGCTTTAATGGATAGTGGCTATGGTTCTCCAGCTCAAACAGTAAATCAAACAATAACTGAATATCCTATATTCCCTGGAATAGATTTGAATGTTGATAAAGACGACAGCTCAGCGGAAGATATTTAAACTCAAAAAAAGGGTTAGAATTGTTCGTGGAGGTACTTCAGCTTCCAAGACATTTAGTATTATACCCTTTCTAATTACTCACGCTTACAACGAACCTAATAGCGAAATATCGGTAGTTGCTGAAACCATTCCACATTTAAAACGTGGAGCATTAAGGGACTTTTTAAAGATAATGGATTTAGTCGGTTTGTATAATGATGCAAGTTTTAATAAGTCAAGTTTAATTTATACGTTTCAAAATGGTTCTTATATTGAATTCTTTAGTGCGGATAGTGAAAGCAAATTAAGGGGTGCAAGACGTGATGTATTATTTGTTAATGAGTGTAATAATATAACTTGGGAAGCTTACTATCAATTAGCCATTCGAACTCGTAAGTTTATTTATTTAGATTACAATCCTGTTTCTGAATTTTGGGTAGATAAAGAATTGATTAATGATGTTGATTCCGATATGGTAATACTTACCTACTTAGATAATGAAGCATTAGACAAATCAATAGTTCGTGAAATTGAGAAAGCAAAAGAAAAAGCCAAGACATCAAAATACTGGGAGAATTGGTATAAGGTTTATGGCTTAGGGCAAATAGGTACGTTACAAGGTACGGTCTTTGAGAATTGGTCCATTGCTCCTTCCATACCTAAGGATGCTGAATTGATTGCTTATTCTTTAGACTGGGGTTACTCAAATGACCCTACAGCTTTAGTAGCTTGTTATAAGTCAGGGCAACAATATTACTTCGATGAATTAATATATCAAACTAAACTAACCAACTCAGATATTATTGACAAACTAATTAAACTCGGAGTATCGGAATATTCAGATATCATAGCGGATAGTGCCGAACCTAAGTCAATAGAAGATTTAAGGCGAAGGGGATTTTCAGTAAGTCCAGCTAAGAAAGGACCTGATAGTATTAGAGCTTCAATATCTTTATTACAGGAGATACATTTTAAGGTAACTGAGAATAGCACCAACTTAATTAAGGAACTTAGGAACTATTGTTGGGATGTTGATAGGGATGGTAATAAAATGCAGAATCCTGTAGATGACAATAACCACGCTATTGATGCAATTAGATATTTGGCAATGAACAAGTTAAGTTCGTTATCGGATTGGATGGACTTTGAATAGATGGCTACAAATTGTAACCAACTGATTTGAATAATGAATATAAATCCTAACCAGCGGTTCGGATAACAAAAGTAAAATTTTAAACGTTATATATATATGATTCCAACTAATGTAAACAATTTAACTATTAAGGAGTTTATTGAATACGAAAACATTCGAACTTCAGGTTTAGAAAACATTGATAAGATAATTCAAATCGCTTCGAGCTTTACTGACATTTCGGTATCGGAATACGAAAATATGAGTTTTAACGAACTTGAAAAAGTAAAAAGTAAAGTATTACTACTAATCAATAGTAAGCCTAACACAAGGTTAAAGAATACGTTTTGGCATGATGGGACAAGATACAAAGCTTGTAAGGATGAGAAAGATTTTAAGACAAATCAATATACAGCTTTGAAACAATATGAAACCGATGTAATTAATAACTTACATAAAATCTTAGCTTTGATATATGTTAAATGTCCAGTATTCAGTAAGTATAAATTTAACTCAGATAACGTAGAAGAAATAAGCGATGTTATTTATAATTATGGGAAGGTAGGTGATGTCTATGGCACACTTTTTTTTTACTCCAGCAGGTCCGAAAAATTGAAAGCGGATTTGTTGAACTCTTTGGAGGAGGTGCAGAAGGAGATAGCGATACACATGGAGGAAGTGAACAGGGAGTTAAATCTTTCAGAAAAGAATATGGTTGGTACTTTATAATTGATTCGATAACAGGTGGCGATCCATTTAAAGAAGATGAATTAATGGAGTGGTCGATTGCTAGGTTTTTAAATCGGATTCAATATATGAAACATAAAGCGGAGAGTGAACAATTTGCACAAAGTATAAATGAATGAAGTAGAAATAATATTAGAAGCATTTGGTACTAAGGTTGTCGAAGATTTGCGTAAAAGCTTATCGGAGAAACTACAAGCAAGGGCAGCAAGTTACAAAAGTAAATATCCTGGCGGTTCTTCTAATCCAGGTGATAGTGCTTTAAGTGCTTCAATTAAATACTTAATAGTAGATTCATCTGAGGGCATTAAATTAAACGTTTACTTAAATGATTACTGGGAAGCTGTAGATAGTGGAAGAAAGCCAGCAGGAGTTAGTCAAGATGCAAAGATTGATAAATGGATTAAATCAAGAAACTTAATACCAGGATTTCAAAACAAGAACTTATCGGACCGATTAGCAAATCAAGCTAAAAATACAAGTACTCGAAAAAAGAAAGTATTAAAGAAAATGAAGTTTGCCGATGCTGTAAAAGCAATGGACTTTTTAGTAAGACGTAAATTAAAGAATAAAGGTTATCAAGGTAATCAATTTTTTAGTTCGGTATTGGAAGATGGAAGGCAACAACAATTAACTAAAGACATTGCAGCAGCTATGAAAAAAGACATAGAGATAGTAATAAAGACTAATAGATATGAAAAGGAATAAAAATAATATTAAATACAAATAGATATGGCGATAACAATACTTAGCAAACCTACTGACGCATTATATTACGGTTATGTACCTTGCTATAATAATCAATGGTTTGTAGCTTCGAGTTCACAAACAGCTTCTGCTAACTTCAAATATTATATAGTAGTAACTGATATATTAAGTGGTTATAGTGTTACTGAAAAGTTCTTACCTAATCCAAGTGGCAAGCTTCAATTCGATGCTTCAAAGTTTAGTGAGTTATTGATGACAAATTACATTCCAGTTAATGTTTATGGGTTCCAACAAAATACAAGTATTAGAAGGATACGAGTAAACATCGGTGAGATATATGGTTCTACTTTACCAGGAACTATTTATTCAGGTAGTGATATTGATTATAATGTTTGGAATGGTAGTTTAGAAATGCTCACGTTTTCACAATACAATAGTAAAAATTATACTTGGGATTTAAGTACCACTCCTAATCTTAATTACCCTGTTTTGTTATCTGATTTAGCAGATGACTATACGTTTAATAATAGAAGTAATTTTTTATATTGGATGATGCTTGAAGGTCAAACTGATTTACCTAAAATATATTTAAGAACTTATAATGCTGCAGGATCAGTGTTAAATACTTATACGATTACAAATAGTGTAAGCACAGGAACTTATCGAACTAATATGGTTTGCATAGATGTCGGTAAAAAAGGAATTGATGGTATTAATGCAAGTTACTTAGTAGGGGTTGAATATTACGATATAATGGCTGAAATAAATTCAGAAACTGCTCCATTCAAAATTAAAAGATATACAATAAAATGCAGTCCTCGTTTTGATGTTTATACACTTCACTACTTATCGAATACAGGAGCTTATGAAACTTTGCATTGTAGCAAGGTATCTGAATTGAACTCAACTAAAACAAGTACAACTTTTAAACGCTCACCTTGGACAGTTGTATCTAATGTAATGACTTTAGATTATTCGGTAGCTGTAGAACAACCAACTATTGTAAACGTTCAAAATGGATTAAAGTTAAATAGCGACTGGGTTACTCGGGCAGAATTATTAAAGT